AATATGGCGGTTCGATGGTGTTTTGAAGAATTATTGTCTGTGTTTGGAGAGCATTTTACTATTGAAAATCTATAAATATATTTATCCAAGTATTGCTAAAGTTTTGTCAAAATATTCCTTTGATATTTCACATCCTTTAAATTTTCGTTTTGTATTCTTACATGCTATTGCTGTTGTTCCTGAACCTAAAAATGTATCTAATACTATATCGTTTTCATTTGAATGTTTCTTTATTAATTCTTCAAATAATAAAAGACTTTTTTGTGTAGGATGGAATCTGTTTTTTCCTCCTTGTAAAGGGAACTCATAAATACCTTTATCATACTTGCTGTTGAACGTTGGCTTACCTCCTTTCACACCCAACAAGGCTATTTCTCTACAGTTTGTTAAATAATTTACACTACTATTTATTGGTTGTGGATTCGTCTTAACCCACTCTATGAATCTAATCTGATTGAATTTATGTTTTTCTAATAAATCTTTTAAATATGAAATTTTCCATATGTCAAAGAATATAATTAATGTTCCTCCTTTTCGTAATTTTTTATAATATTCACCAATAAATTCTTCTAATTGAACCATCGTAAATTCGCTATCCCATTCACCATAATCGGTTTTTACGCAATATTTTTTACCATAAATAGAACCGTATTTAATAAACTTTTCTTTATTTTCATCATTATCTATATTGTTTTCCGTTTTATAAACTTCCCATTCTTCATCAGTTTTAACAAACTCTATATTGTTTTCTTCGTTGTGCTTCACGTTGTTATAGTGTTCATTCATACCTGTGTTTTTTGATATAATATACGGAGGGTCTGTTAATATTAAGTCGACAGAATTATTTTCTATTTTTTGTAAATAATCTATCCCGTTTGTATTTTGTATATCAATATTACCAATATCATCAATATTTGTAATATCATCCTCTTCAATTTTAACAACCCTTTTAGTCTTTTTTGTTTTAATAATCTTCTTCGTCTCAGTTACGTTAATAACAGTTTCACTAATATTTTGACTTTGTTGTCCTTCCATTTTGTTTTTATAGTTATAGTATCGTAATTATATTTAAATTCAATTTTTTATTATAAAAAAATTGAATTTAAATATAATGATAGTAACAATAACAACAAATAAGCAATAATGAGCACACAAGAGCAAATTTACGATATGATTATTAATTCTCAAATAGAGAAACGCGCAATTTTAGGTTATATGAATGTAGGCGGAACACATTTTAAGAGAGAAAGGGAAAGATATCGTCAATCTGATTACACTTTATTTAAAGCATTAAAAGAGTTCATAGACAATATTATATTTATTTGTAAAAATATAGCCGTTAGTATTAAACTTACGGATAAGGGGAAAATATATGGAATAACTATTTCCGATGACCATGAAAAAGGCTTTGAAAATATTAAGAAAACGGGTATAGACAATCCATTTAATATGACTCATATAAGAAATGGACAACAAACAGATAGCGAAACTTCGACATTTGGTATAGGTATGAAATCTGCGGCAATATCTGTTTGCGATAAAATGACTGTATATACACAAGTAGATGGTAAATTCTATAAGATAGTATGCGACTTTAATGAAATGTCAAATGAACCTATCGCTGCTTATTCATTTGACCCAAGAATTTTTGAAATTACAAATATAGAATATGCTGCGTATCATCCATACCAATGCGGTTCTACGCTTTATTTTGAAAATATAAATATTGATTTATATCGTTCTACCAATTTAAAAGATTTGAATTGTGCGAGTTTTAAAGAATTATCTGAATGTTATGGCGAAATAGTGAAATTAAATGCTATTAATATTTTTGTAAATGAGCAACGCGTTGAAGCTGAAAAAAATTATTTTATTGAACAAGAGTGTGTACCATTTAATAGAGAATATACACTAATTATGTGTAAAGTAACCACTAAAAAAATAGATGAATGTGGCGAACATACCATAAACGAAGATATAGAGTATTTTTGTAAAAATATGAATGAAAAGGACGAAATAAAAAGTTATAAAATATACAATAAAGAAACATCAAATTTCTGTGCTTTAAAGCTAAACGAGTGTGAAAAGTTTGGATTGATTAAAAAAGAGAAAAAGGCGCCTACAAAAAAATCAAAAGCACTAAAAATGGCTGATGAAATTACTGTAGAGTTTCTTGAGCCTCTCACAGAGAATGATAAAGAGTGTATGATTTTAAAGGGAACATTTCTGATGTATCATCCAGATTTAAACACGCAAAATAAAGTTTTAAATGAAAAACTGTATCCAAATGGGCGTGCTAGGTTATTTAGAGATAATAGGTGTTATGGTAATTGGAACTCAGAAAATACTACATATGGAAGCAGTAATTTTACAGATATTAGAATTGAATTTAAATCTAAAAAATTGGCAAATATGATGGGATTAACATGGAACAAAAATATTTCAAAGGGTCACCAAAATGACTTGTCATTTGCGATGAGAGGAATTATTAAAATAATTACAAGTGAATTAAACGGTAATACGGGTTCAACCGCAAATGAAAAATTGTATAATATTGCGAGGCTACATAAAATTAATGTCCCGACGTCAAGGTTGCCTACTATTATTAAAGAAGATGACATACAGTCAGTTAAACCATCACAAGTTAAACCACAAACAGTTAATCCAGTTATAAAAACTCAAGAAACAAAAGTTGTTGCGAAACCGGTTGTTTTAGATTCAGACTCAGAATCAGACTCAGAATCAGAGGCAGAATCAGAGGCAGAATCACCATTAGGAACAGAATCAGTTAAAAAAACAATTGTTACACAAAATGAACCCGAATTACAGAGTAATAATTTAATGTCTAATCAATTACAACAAAAACAAATCGAACCACTTGAAAAAAAACCAACAAATAAACAAGATATAACTATAAAAGTAAGTGAAGGAATTGCTATTATAAACGAAATAAAAAATAGTGAAGATTATGAAGAATATTTAGACGATATTAAAAACATAATTAAGACCGACTATTTAAAAAATACCAGTTCAAATCATGTAGATTTACTTATGAACTTTTATCCAAATAGCAAAGTTATATATGATGTGTTATTAGCATTAATACAAGATAAGTATGTTAGTCAAAACTACGAATCAACTGTTCTTCTAGGTGGGTCAAAATTATTTGCTTTACACAAAAATATTCAAAAATAGGACATTAATAATTTGTAAAAAACTTCAATAATAAATATTTTACAATAGTATAAAATGAAAAAAACAGTTATTTCTGAAATAGCAAATAGAGACGCTTTTTTTAATCTTTTAAAACATAATACAGGATTAATTATTTTAAAATTGGGCGCCACATGGTGCGGTCCTTGTAAAACAATAGAACCAGTAGTTCATGCTTTTTTTGCTACTTCACCAGAAGAAGTAATATGTGGTGATATAGATGTTGACAAAAGTTTTGATTTTTACGCTTTTTTGAAAAGCAAAAAAATGGTAAATGGAATACCTGTTATGCTTTGTTTTAAAAAAGGTAATGATACTTTTATACCAGACGATATGGTAACCGGGGCAGAGCCTGTCGCATTAAATAATTTTTTTAGACGATGCGGAAATCATTTGGAAGAAGTTAGACGCAAGTTTCCTCCAAAAATGAGCGATAACAAACATAAATAGTTGTTACTTTATTTATAAAATTATGATACAAATATGACCTATTGATGATAAAATATATAAAAAATATTTAAAGTAATGTCATTACTTTAAATATAAAATGAGTGAATATAATAGGTTGCCAAATAAATATATTAACATATATGATATTGAAGCAAATCCAGTAGAAAAATGTGAAAATATAAAAAAAGAATGGGGTTATAGTTGTAATTTTGCTTTAAAAAATAAAAATACTGATTTGTTATCTTCACAGCAACGAAGAAAATGTATAAACTTATTTAATGAGTATATTGATTGTTATATAAAGTTTAATATTTTAAAAAAATCATGATTATTTTTCATGCAACATGTTGTTCTTCATTATCAATACAAAAATGACCATCATCTAAAAAAAATTTATAGACTACAGGAAGTGGATGTGGATATACAGGTTTAATTAAATCTTTTTGATGTGTAACAATATAATCACGAAGTCTGATATTATCTGTAACAGGAATCGGGTGATTTTTGCTTTTTGTTGCATAAAGTCCTTTTATATCGTTACATTCAAACTGTATCGATATCGTTTTATAAAGGTCTAATAATGTCTGATTTTTATAAACTAGAACAAACTCGCTGTAACCGCAAAACTTTGAAACTTCAATTATAAAGCGGGAATTTGGAATACTCCCTATAAAATGAGTAATTTTATCGTTGTATTGTCTTGCCAAAATTTCATTTTGATTTTCCATAATACTTATTTGTAATATATTTCTTTAAGTATGTTTCATATATATTAATTCAAAGAAAACTATTAGTGTGTTTATATTTTTCTCGAAATATTTGAGGCAAAAAATATATAAAAATAACTCAATCAATATATAAATGAATAAATTAGATTTAAATATTGAAAACTATGAACTAGAAGATATTTTAAACCTTTTTAAGGTGCCTTCCAATTTAAACATCGACCATTTAAAAGAGGCTAAGAAAATTGTAATAAAAACGCATCCAGACAAGTCAGGGCTTCATCCAGATTATTTCCGTTTTTTTTCAAAGGCATACAAAGTATTATATAATATATGGGAATTCAAAAATAAACAAGAAAAAGAAGTAACGAAAATTGATTATGATTCAAATATGGAGAATGATACGATAATGGATAAAGGTAAAATAAAAATATTAGATGGTTATTTGAAAAAAGAAAAAATAACAGAACCCCAACAATTTAATAAATGGTTTAATGAACAATTCGAAAAAACGAAAGTGGAAAGAGACGAGGAAACTCATGGTTATGGTAATTGGTTAAAATCTGATAACGACTTGAGTGAATTTAAAAATGTAAGTTTTACACAAATGGAAAGAGAATTTGAATTAAAAAAACAAAATTTACGCTCATTAACGGTATATAAAGGCGTCGATGATACACAAAGTTATAATATAGGTGCTTCTGATTTGTCGGGTGATGCTCCCGATAGTTTTACTTCAGGGTTATTTAGTAGTCTTCAGTATGAAGATTTACGTAAAGCACATACTGAAACAGTTATCCCTGTTACTATGGATGATTATAAAAGTGTAAAAAAATTTAATAATGTGAATGATTACACAGCATATAGAAATAATCAGAATATAGAACCTTTATCAGAAGTTCAGTCGAAGGAATACTTAAGTAATAGAGAGAAATTACAAGAAAAGGAATCAACTGAACGAGCTTATAAATTAGCAAAACAATTAGAGGAAACACGAAAAAAACAAAAAAATTATTGGTCAAGTATTCTTCACATAAACTAGTAAGTCACTACACAAAATTATTATTTTGGATAATTAAATATAAAAATATAATATTATAATATATGAAGCCTTTTTCCATTACGAATTATATAATACTTTTTGGAGTTCTTATTATATTAGGTGTCTTATATAAAAGACTTGAAGATAAACGCATAAGAGAAGAAAATCGTGATAGTTATAATTTAATTCAAGAATATTTACTGAATGACCATGATTTAGCCGATAATAAAAAGAACAATAAACCTATATTATGGATTCATGTGCCTTATGAATATAATTCACGAAAGTGGCAAAGTTTTGGCTCACGTAGTTCTTTTGACTTAAATCAGCCATATTTATATTTAACTGTTAGAAGTATTATTACACAAAGTGGTGAATCATTTAAAATTTGTATGATAGATGATAATGCTTTTAAAAAATTGATTCCTGGATGGAATATAGATATGTCATCAATTTCAGACCCTATTTTAACGAATATGAGACAACTTGGATTAATGAGGTTGCTTTATATTTACGGTGGAATGATATGCCCAGTTTCATTTTTGTGTATGAAAAATTTGATAGGTTTATATAATAAAGGTACTAGTGGAGGTAAGATGTTTTTATGTGAAACAAACGATAAAAATATAACATCCTCATCATTTGCTTTTTACCCAAGTATAAAATTTTCTGGCGCAAAAAAAAATAATCAGATAGTAGCCCAATTAATTGATTTTATGCAGAGAACTATATCAAGTGATTACACTTCAGAATCTGTGTTTTTAGGTGATTTTGACAGATGGTGCGAATATCGTATTCGTCAAGGCCAAATTAATTTAATTAATGGATTTGATATCGGTATAAGAAGTGTAGAAGATGAACCTATTAAAATAGAAGATTTAATGAGCCAACAGTACTTAAAACTTTACCCCGGAACATATGGAATACTTATACCAGCGGATGAAATATTGAGTCGTAGACAATATGAGTGGTTTTCAAGATTGTCACATAAACAAGTATTACAAAGTAACACAATAATAGGTAATTATTTGTTAGTTGCCACAGCACCAGACGCAAAAACAGGTATTTTAGAACCATTAAGAAATAAACCCCAATGGGTAGGATTTTGGAAAACACCTCTTGTTGATGGTTTATATGGTTTAAAACCAAATTATTTAGGTAATAATGTTGTTAAACAAAAATATCAAGGAAGATAAACCTGGACATTAATAAAAAATATAATATATATTTTTAAGATTTAAATATATATTAAAAGTAGTAAGTATGTATTTTGTCCCTTTAGTGTGTTTATTTGGTTTTCACGTTATTTCGAACGCATTTTTTACAAAATCCTTTTTAAGTCTTTATATGAAAAAGGAAAAAACACCAGGTTTGAATTTCATGTATAAACCAAAAGGAACCAACCAGAAACTATATAACGAATATCTAGAAAACAAAAGTAACAGCATTATCATAGCAGTTGGTCCAGCGGGAACTGGAAAGACTATGTTTGCGTGTATTAAGGCAATAACTCTCTTAAAAAGCGGTGATTTAAATAAAATTGTTATTACTCGTCCAGTCGTTCCTGTTGAAGAGGATATCGGGTTTTTACCGGGAAATATTGTTAAAAAGATGGACCCTTGGACCAGACCTATATTTGACATGTTTTTAGAGTTTTTCTCAAAAACAGAATTAGATAATATGATTTATAACGGTGTTATTGAAGTTTCTCCTTTGGCATATATGCGTGGAAGAACATTTAAAAACGCATTTATTATAGCAGATGAGATGCAAAATAGTTCGCCGAATCAAATGATGATGCTTACAACTCGTATTGGTATAAATAGTAGAATGGTTATTACAGGTGATTTAAAACAAACTGATAAATCGAGAGAAAATGGATTGATAGATTTCATTAATAAAGTTAAAACATATTATGATTTTAATAAAATGAATAATGAAACTGATTGTATTAAGT